TTAGATATTTAAATCTAGTAAGTGTAGATTGAAATGTGCCAAGAATAGTAGCTAATCTAACTTTATCTTTTAATGTCTCTATATCATCTGTTTCACGTGCAACAACTTCAGTTAGATTGCAGAACTGATATGGTCTAAGTATAATCTCGCTACATGGATTGCAACCAAAGTAATAGTCTGCATCTCGTCTGCCATTCTCAAGTGCTTTTACTTTGGCAGCCTGTCTGTTAAAGATGCCACGTTCACCTGATTTAGATTCATATAATGATGTCCACTCTCGCATAAATGTACCCATCTCAGGCTTACCCTTAAATGCTACAGAGTTATTGGCTAATGCTCTTTGACCTTCGTTCTCCCACCATTGACCTGATTTAGCGTGACGCATTTGGTCATCGCCTAAGTTAGACAAAGATATAAGGGCAGAACGTCTGACACCACCAACAACAACAACTTCACCTATCTTGCACATGATATCATGGCATTCAATAGGAAACAAACGTCTGCCCTTTGCACCTGTAAACTTTTCTATGCAGAACTGAAACAACTCTTCAAGAGGAGCAGGTCCTGATGCCCTGCCACCAAATGTTTTTAGTCTTGCACCTGCAGGTCTCACCTGTGAGACATCCCATGTAGGTATTTGTCCAACATATAACATAGCAATAAGTTCTCTCAAAGCTTTTGCCCAACCTTGTCTGCTGTCATCTACCCTGATTGTTGTAGTGCTATTCTCAAAGTGCTCATTTACCACAGGAAGTTTATCAACATTCTCTCGTTCAACAGAAAAGCCAACACCTGTGCCACACATTAATATATACATACATTCATCAAAGCTACGAGGACTATCAACAGGTATATAACTACAGTTGTATCCTGCAACATGACATCTATCTAATGCAACTCCTGATGTCATCAATGCTCTCATACTTGGCATTATACCTAAAGACATGATAGTAGTAGACAACTTTTCTTTGAG